AGTAATTGTAATTTTATCTATAAATCTTTGAACATAATATTGTGTAGGTTGACCTGTAGAATATTTAGAAGATAATCCGCTGTATTGAGATCTGTTAATTTTTGTAAGTGGAAAATCAACAACAGGAACTTGTTCTGTGTTTCTATAAACCATTTCTAAAATATCATCAGGTCCATAAGTTATAGAATTATAATCATAGACTGCAGTATTATCTGCATGAATGGCAGCTGTTGTACCATTAGCACCACGAGTGCAACCAGTAATTGTCATAGAATCTGTATCGGTACCTGTATAAGTAATTTGTTCAGATCCAATTAATAAAGTTCCTGTTTCAGGAAATTGCCAAACTGAATCTAATGTAATTGTAGTAGCAGATGCATTAATTCCACCATCTAAATAACTAAGAGTACCATCTGATGTACCATCAGCAGCAGATCTATAAATTGTATAGGTACTTTGACCATTGACCATGGAAATAGTATTACTTGCTACTTCCCAATAATGAAGACCTCTGTTAGCCCACTCTTGAAACATAATATTTAGAGATCTTCTAGTAGACTCTAAATCTTGTCCAGTTCTTGGAGCGGACATACCAATTCTTTCGTAAGCCTCTTCTATAATTTTATCTATATAAAAGGTCTTTTCAAAAGTTGTTGTTCCAGAAGTAGTGTTAGCCATTTAGCTTCTCCTACGCTGTTAATCCAGGTCCAGAATATTTATCTGTTAGTAATGTGTACGCTGTAATATTAGTTTTTGTTTTACAAAAAATTCCTTTTGGAAATAAAATTCCATCTTCAGGAAAACTAAAATTAATAACATCACCATTTGGAACATCTCCATAAAATAAAGTTGATCCAGAATTAGAAGTTGTAGTTAATTCTAATGCGCCAGCTCCAGCACCATCAGAAGCTATAATAATACCTCTTAAACGAATTGGCCCTGCAATAATTGCAGTAACTCCTGCTGCAGCTGTTGATCTAGTTGCTTGTATGTCACTTTTAAAACTTCCCATTTTTTTCTCCTTTAATTAAGGAGCTCCGAAGAGCTCCTTAAAATAATTTATTATAGTGCTGCTAAATCAGCGTTTTGACTATAAGTAACAACAATTCTTGCTTTACCTGCTGTTGCAGAGTTAGCAACTGTTATTCCGTATAATTCAACATCACTAGTTCCTATAGTTCTCCATGCACCTGCGCTCGCTGGTAACATTGAAGCACCAGTAGCAGTAGCTGATACAGCAGTCGCTGCAGCTAAGTTAGTTGCACTTGCTGAACTTTTACCAACAGCAATTGTAGTAGTATTAGAAGCAGTAAAAAGTGATTCTACTTGAATTGATACACTAATAATTTGACTGTTAGCTGGAATTATAATTCCAAGTGCAGTAGCACTTGTTGTAGCATGTGTTAATGCAACAGTTGATGATTGAGTAAGTACAACTGGTCCAATGTTTTTAACATTTGTTCCAAGTGTAGTTCCTGTTGTATTAAAAATATTTCCGGCTCTAATTGGTCCAGAAAAAGTTGTATTTGCCATAAGTTTATTCTCCTAGTTGTTCCAATATCGTCTCTAGGCTGTCGACTATACTGCGTCGATATTAGAAGTTATGTATAGTAATTGAAATATAGCTTAATTTATTAAATAGCGCAAGGGGTACCTGCATCGAAAATCTACTTTTCGGATATATAGCTAGTTTAGCTAGCTACAGAAAACTCAGGAGCAGCTAATTCTACCTTAATTTGTCTATGAGCTATTTCAGCTTCAGACATTTTAATCTGGTTAATGACGTCTTTTATCTTTTCGTCAATCCTAACCATATCAAGAGTGTATTTTCCCTCTTGAATGTAGTGTTGCTCCCAATCAAGTTCTAACGACCTTTTCTGTTTGTAAAGGTCTTGAACTGATATCATCTACAACCTCCTCATAGGTTATCCAGCATTTATCCTTAGCAAAGGATCTCATGCTGTCTTTAAGTAATATACCTTTTTTTCCTATTTTGTCAAGGATAGCTTGTTCTATACTTTCTGCACTATCTTCTGCTTCAATGTTAAAATCAGCCATGTGACCATACGCTCTAATTTTTACTTGAAACAATTTTGTCATAATTCTGTCTTTCTAACATACTTAAGGGGCCTCATAAAGAGACCCCTTAAAATAAAAAATGCTTATATATTAAGCACCTGGTGAGCCAAACAAACCTCTAGGGTCAGACCAGCCGAAGCTGTATCTTTCTCTAGCTTTGTATCTAACGTTACCAGTATCAAAATCACCTTCCATAGACGTTTTGATAGCTGCTCTTACGAACATCTTCATACCGTTTGGAACGTCAGTTTTGATAAAGAATGCATCAGAATCTGTTAGGAAGTTGTTAACCACATAACCTTGTGGAATCATTCCCATAGATTTGATTGCATTGATATCGTTATCAGCTGTAGCAGTTCTACCTTGAGACGCCATTAATCTCTCCGCTGTGAATTGTAGTTCACTTGGGATAATTAATTTAACACCTCTTGCAGCAATCTTTAAACCACGTTCATCAGTAAACGCATTGATATCAATCAATGACTGTTCTAATGAAGTTTCGTTTAAGTCAGCAGCAGTTGCAAGTTCATTTCTAAATGAACCAGCAATAGTAGGGTGAGATTGGTCTAATAAAGGTTGACCGTCTCCACCTGGGAACGAACTTGAAAACGCATTGTTTAATACGTTAGCAGCCGTTACCTGCTTAGTGTTTGCCATAGATCTTGCTAATGCTTTTGTATAACGAGATGCAAGTCTGTCATACAAGTTGTCCTCAATCGCTTCTTCAGTGATTGCGAAAGCAAGTGCTATAGTGTTATGAGTGTATCTAGCTGTAAATGTTTCTTGAGCATTGTCAAATGTAACGCCAGAACCTTCTGGTTTAATTTGAGCATTTGCGAAACCTGATAACATAACTTCTTCTTCAAAAGCTCTGTCAGAAGTTTCTACATCAAATATTTCTAGATGTTGATTTTCATAACGTTTGTACTCCAGGCCGAATAAAGCATTCAATCCTGGTTCTAGTTCTTTAACTAGCTGTCCTCTTGATATAGCCATATTCTTATACTCCTGATGTAGATGTTAACTGATGTTCATTAATTCTCACAACCCACACAACGTGTGATTGAGTGATTTGATTGTCACCAGTGTCTTTTGTTGAACCAAGTATCTGAAGTTGAGCTGAATTTGTACTTAAAGTACTGTCATTCAATCTGCTTCTTGATACGTAGTTTGCTGAATCTCCAGCTAAATAAGTAATATCTGCATTGTTGAAGATATCACTTGTCGCTGAAGCGCCAGTGTTATTTGATCTGATCTCAAATCTTTCATAAGGATCGTCACTTACGAATGCAACAATATCACTTGCTGCAACGTTAGGAACATAATTCCTCCATGTTGGTTTTTGAGTCGTTGGATCAGTGTAGAAAGCACCGTTTAGTGAACCTAATAATTTATCTGTTCCACCTGCAACTGCTATTGTACCAGCGTCGGTAGCTTTAACAGCGTCATTGAAATAGATGATAGTTGGACTATCACTTACTAAGTATTCACTTAAACCTTGAGCATCTCTGTTCTGACCAACTTTACCAATCGGTCGTAGGCCAAAACCTACTGAGCTTCTATTAGCCATAGTTTTTTCCTTGTTTAAGTTTATTTAATCGTTGGTATTACCAAAAAATTATTTTTTGTTTGTACCACCGAAAGTTACACGAGTCTGCCTCTCACTATTGATTGGCATACTTTTGTGTTGATCCTTATACAAATCGTTTTCAATTGCTTCTTCACGAGCTTCTATTTGTTTTCTAAAGTAAGCTTCGCGAGATTTTGCGATTTCTTCAGGTATCCTTGCCAACACAAGGCCACCAACTCCGATTACACCCGCATACTTACCATCTTTGATTTCAGGGTAAATAGATCCAGGATATTCATCGGCTCTTACGAGCTCCCATCCTGATCTCATTTTACCAGTCATATTTTTGGTATCGTCGAAGCCTAAAACTTCAGTACGAATCCATCTATGTCTAAAACCATCTGGTGCTGGCGGTGCATCTAAAGATGACGGTGGAGTCCAAGTAGTAGGTCTCTTTTCAGAGTCTCTAGTTTGGCTCGCACGAGGGGTCTTAATATTTTTGTTTTTTTCCATATGCATTTACTCCTTCGTGATTATATGTTTCGCATATTCTTCAAGTGGCACACCTAATTTTTTAGCAATAGCTACTTGAGAAGGCGTGAGTCTCACAGTTTTGCGGTTACTGTTTTTTCCACTTCTATTAGCCGAAGCTACATTTTGAACTGGTTTTGCAGTTGCCGTTTGTGATGTTGTAGCAAATTTATGCGGAAATTCAAGTCTTATTCTTTTATCAATTTCTGCATAATATTCGTCACTTTGAGCATCATATCCTTCTTCTTCCACAAGTTTTTTGTGTAATCCAAAGGCTGTGTACGTCATTGCCTCATCTTGTCCAAACCATGTATTTTTTTGAGCCCAATTTTGAGCTTTAGGGTCTGGAGTTATAGGTTGTTCTTGTTGAACAGCTTGTTGTTGATTTAGTTGAATTTTTGGTTCAACTTCTTTTGTTTCTGATTGTCTAGATTTAAGATCAAGAAGTCTTGCTTCTTCATATCCTAATTTAGATATTTCAGTTTGTGCGGCGATTTCAGCTTTTAAATCCCCATCAGTTCTAGCTTGTGCTAATTTAGCAGCAGCTGATTCCATGGATGATTTAATTCTTCTTTCCATTTCAGATATATAACCTGTATCTAATTTGGTAAGTCTTCCAGCTAGAGAATCTTTCTCAACTTGAATTTTACGTGCATACTCAATGGCAGCTTCACGCTGTCTTTCAGCTTCACGCATTTTCTTAGTTAATTTTGCAATTCTCTTTTTAACACCTTCACTATATTCTTCTAATTCTTTCTTGTTATCTGTATCTTCGGACGCTATTTCTGTTCCTTGGTCCTTGTTTTCTGTTTCTTGTTTACTTGTCTTAACATCTGTCTGCTCATTAGATTGCGCAGCAGTGTCAATGGACTTAACGTTGTCTTTATCATTAGATACCTCTATCTCGTTTGATTCAGGTTGTTTGACGTCTAATTCGACCTCGGCTCCTGGACCTGATGTATCTATGTCAACAGTCTTTGCGTTTTTGTCTTCTGGCATAGTTTTCTCCTATGGTTTATATATAGTGAAGTACATCTTCGGGATTTTTTATTGTCCCTAAAACTTCATCGTCATTTAATAAACGAACTTCACCGCCTTCAATTGGAAGTCTTGAACCAGCGTATCTGGCAAAGATCACCCAATCTTTTTCCTTGCACCACGGGCCTGTTGGATATTTTTCTTTATCCAAATAAGCTAATGGTCCAATCTTTAAAACATAACCGCAATTAGTTGCGATTCGTGCTTTGTCTAAAGATTCTTGTGATATGATTAATCCACCTGAAGTTTTATCTTTAGGTGTAAATGGTAATACTAATATTCTCCAACCACTTGGTTTGGGTAAACTATCAATTAAAGATTCAGTAACATCTTCTGCTCTGACTGTTTTATCTTCAACTTTTTGTTCTTTATATTTTTCTTCAAGACCTAGGTTTATCTTTGGTACTTCCTTTTCCGAGGTCGATAACGTTTCCTTTTTCATCTTTTTTTGCTCCTTCATTTAGCAGGTTAGAGATTTCCTGAATTACTGTTTGGTAGGCATTTGCCTGTCCTTGCATATACTTGTATTTTTCCATACTGTCAACATTTCCAGATATCATAGCATCACCAATTCCTTGATATTGGTCCCTAATAAACTTCTGTAATTTGCTTAAAAATGTTACTGCATCCATTTCTTTCTCCTTTTGTTGGTTATATTAACAATTCCACTTACGTAGAGATTTATTAATTCTTGAATCTGGATCTCTTGCTGTTTTTGCTGATGTTAATCTTTTCTTCATGCCTTTCATTCTAGCACAAAATGATTTTCTTCTATTAGCAGCTTTAGAACCTGGTTTTAATTTTGAAGGCTTTGTTGTTACAGCCATGGATAATTTAGATCCAGGATTTTGAGCTCTATAAGATGCAATACCTTTTCTGTTTAATCCACCTGATTCAGATTTACCTTCTTTTCTTTGCCATGCTGGAGTTGATCCAGATGCAAATCTTTTTCTTACAATACCTTTTCCTCTTAATGCAATATCACCCATATTAATACATTTTAGTTTTTTTAGTTTTAATAACTCTTCCTTGTCCTCTACTTACTAATCCACCATGTTTATAATGTTCAACTGGATTATATTCTCGTGTTGAATCTTCCGGAAATAATCTAGCATATTTTTCAGCATCAAGTTCTTCTTGTATTACTTTTTTATAATTTTCATCTAATTTTTTTTCAGATTCTCTAAATTTAGCTTGTCTTGCTTTTTCAGCTTTATAATATTTATCACCAGCCATTATACTAATCCTCCTGATCTCATGTCTTTTCTATTTGCAAATGTTGCAACATTAGTAGGCTTAGGTCCAGTATTACCTGCTGCTCTTTTTCTTTTTACAGCAGATCTTCTTTGAGATTCTGACATTGATCTAGCTTTTGCAAGTGGTACACATTTTGGATAACCTTTTCTTTTTTCTCCTTTTGATCTTCCACATGGAGCAAAAGAACCATCTTTACGTCTAGATCCAATATCTACCCATTTTTCTGCAACCCATTTTCTAAGACCATTTGCCATATTAATATTTTTTAGTAACCTTTCTTCTATTTTCCATTACAGCCCCGCAACCTTTTGCAACTCCACCTTGTCTATAGTTGGATACCATTTTTCTTTCTTGAGAAATACTTCCACCACCCATTTTTTTCTTACGTCCACCTGGAACTATTTTTCCAGAACAAACTGCAGATGCATACATATTTGCATACGCACTCGGATAAACTTTAAATTTTCTTTTAGCTGCTGCTTTTCCTCTTGGACAAAGTTTAGCCATTAGTAACCTCTCAATGCAATTTTTGGTAAACCTCTAATCAATCCACCCTTAGCTTTTCCAGGTGGTTTTGGTTGTGCTGGTGGTTCTATAGGAACAATAATATCATCTTCTGTGTTTTTAGGTCCAACATCAAGTTCTTCTGCAAGATCAATAAAATCTTGTCTTGTTCCACCTTTTCTAGCAAGATCAATAAATTGTTTTCTTTTAGATTTACCCATTTATTTTTTATCTTTTACTCTTCACCATTTTGCCTTTTTTCTTTGAAGACATATCTTTTGTCATCATATCGGCTTTTTTTGACATACCACCTTTTTTAAAACCAGGAACTTTTCTTCCTTTTAAAATATCTGCTTTAGTAATTTTTCCATCTTTATTTAAATCTGGAAAACTACATGTTAACTCCTTATCCATTTTCTTGTTCTTTATTTAAAGGTCTATTTGCTAAAGTTCTTGCAACAGATTCAGCAGAACGACCCACCACATAACCACCTAATCCAACGTTCAATAAAGTCCAAACGTCACCAGGTAATTCAAAGGAGATAATAGCTCCTGTGAATACTTTTATAACTGGTCCTATAACATAGTTCCAAACTAAAATAAATATTAACACATACATTAATAATGGTCTCCAAGATGATGCAAACCATCCAGCTTTTGCTTCAGCTTCAATAATTTTAGCTGCAGCAGTTAATTCTTGTGTATGAGATTGTAATAATTGAGTTTGTAATTGAGCTTTTAATTTTTCTTGTAAATCTTTATCTGGAATAGACTTATCAATTGTATTAAATAGGATCTTTGCAAGAGGTGCAACAGCTCCTAACATTTGAATCATGATTTAATACCACTTTGCTGATCTTTTTTTCTCTGAAAGAATACTTCCTTGACCTTGAACTTCTTGAATTTGTGTTTCTTGTGGATTTGACATTTCAACATCAATACCACCAAGTAAATTTCCTTGGTTATCAGTAAATTTTGAGAAATCTACTTCTTTTGTTTTTGAATCCGCTGTAAAAGTTCTTGTTGAATTAGCTAAACCACCTACCACCATTTGTTTTCTGCTTTTTCCAGATTCAGACAATGCAATAGCAATTGCTTGTTTAGGACTTTTTACTTTTTTTGAAGATTGCCCAATGTTAAGTTCTCCTTTTTTGAACTCTCTCATTACTTTACCAATCTTTTTTTGTGATTTTGTCATTTTCATAACCATGTTTATACTCCTTTTTTATTATTTAACAATAATTATTGTATTTTCTTATTCATATTAGAAAATTGCTGTTTTGCAATAGATGTTGCAGCCCTTAATTCAGCTAAATCTTCATTTTGTTGCAGTTTTTCTTGTGTATTCATCTGATTCATCATAGCTCTCATCTTATCTAGATTGATTCTTTCTTGTCCCTCTTGTTTTTTTCTACTATTTTCTTGAGCTTGTAGGTCAAGTTCTCTAGATTTTAATGCAGCAATAGGATCATTATCAAATTGAGAAGTTATTTTTCTCTCTTCCTTCATAAATTCATCCATCATCTCAGCAATTAAGATTGCTTTTCTAGATTCTAATTTCATTTGAAACTCTTGAACCTGCGCTTGAACTGCAGGATCTTGTACAGCTTGAGGATTTTGAGCTAACATTTGTATTTGTTGTAACTCTTGTGCAAATTCTAATTCAACTTGTTCTAAAGCCATCAAAGAAATATGTTCAAAAATATTTTTCTCTAACGATCCCATTATCATTGGATTATTTTTTGCAATGTTAGTTGACATAAAATTTAAATGCGCAGTGATATGTGCTCTATGATCTTGTCCTCTAAATGCTTGGAAAGGTTGTCCACCTAATGCATCAATATGTTCTAATGCAGGATCTTTAGGCATTGGTTTTGGGGGTTGAATTAAAATCTTATCAATATCTTTTACACCTAATGCTTCGTACATTTTTCTATAAATTTCATATAAATTATGAATTTGTGGATTAGATTGAGCAAGTTGCAATTCAGTTTGTGCTAAACTAATTCTTTGTGTTTGAGAAAATATATTTGGATCAGCAACTGGAACAATATCTATTCTA